CCACTGATCCGGTTCATCTTCCGGAAGATTTTCCACATTGCAATGTTCAATGTGGATCAGGTGACCTCCCACTGGAAGGAATTCACCAATTGTTTTTGGAACAATGTTTCAAAATCAATTACTTTGGAAGATGTAATTCTTCGCGCTGATAACCCGTTTCGGGTTCTCCTCGCGAATAAACACATTCATGGTCTGTTTACCAATGGTTTACAGACGAAATGTGACGCTCAATCCGTCGCTCACCTAGTGTCTACCAGACAGTTGGTGCCTGGGGCCGCAAAGGTCCAGGTGAAAGCGTTGGATAAGTTCTACAGCACTTGTTCGCAAGAATTTCTTGCCTCCGAGGTAAACCTCGCTCGTGCTGAACTTGGTGGACGACTTGTCGCCCGCAAAGTCATTGACTTTGGTAAGACCAAGGATCTGTCTGCTCTCTGCCACATTTCCCTTAGCACTGCTGGGGATGTTGACTTTAGTAAAGCCAATGGTGGTAGAGGTGCAGCTATTCAGGATGCTATCATCAGAATTCTTGATGATATTCCTTCTGCAAGTGGGAACTTGCTCTTACCGTTCGGTATTACCGTCCGGGAGGAGCAGGGTGTCCCTCGCTATTGTACATGGGGTAGGCCTGAGAATCTCAAGCTTAAGAAGGTACTACCTTCCCAAGATCCACGGTGGAAGAAACGATTTGTTTGGTCCGCCGCCCCTGTGTACGGTTTCGGGAATCCACGCGAAGATTGTTCGCCGGATGAACCCGGTGGAACTGCGCTCGAAGGGTACGATGAGTACCTCGGAGTTCAGATTTTTTACTGTGCTTTATATGTTGCCTTCAATGAAGGCTACATGGACTACCTGGGGAATTTCCTCAAGCCAGTCCCTGCCCAGACTTCGGTAGTACCGGAGCCTGGTGGTAAAGCACGGGTTATTACCACCACAAAGTGGTGGGTTCAGATTTTGGAGCAACCATTTGGCCATTTGACCAAGGCTCTCTTATCTGCTCATCCGTCCGCTTCTGCGGGTCTACAGCGTGCCGATCAGGCATGGCTGTATTTGGACCTCTTGCACAAAGTGCAGCAGGTTCCGGATGCTTACGTTCTATCTTCTGATTTGGAAGAGGCAACTGACGCAATTTCGCCAGTTGTCGCAGAACGTATGATCGTAGGATTCTACCGCCGTATTTACGGCGTGATCCCAAAACTCATTGAGATTGGGATCAGTGTGGGCCTACGTTCAACTCGTGCGATAACTATTAGTTATCCGCGATCTTCTGGGAGATTGCCTGTTACGTTTACTAAACGTCGTGGCATTTTGATGGGTGAGCCTGTGACAAAGTCACTACTCACACTCTACTCCCTTATCTGTGAGGAACTCGCAATGCGAGATTACCTCTATCAGTTTTCTCTCATGGATGCAGTTGATCCGCGCTGGGAATTGTCAATGACATACTCAGAGCCGGTCACAAATTCTAAAAAGAAGTTCCATGCGAGGACAGCCGAGGAGTGGCGTATCGCGCTGAGTAGTATTACTACTCTGCCTCGATCGCGTATCCTCCGTCTCCGTGCTAGAGAAGGCAGTACAGGCCATTGGCTTGTACTAGAACCCAAAATTTTGGACTCTGTTTGTCTTGCTCTCAGCATGGATAAACCAAGGAATGTTCCAGACCATGACAATGTCATGTTTTCTGGGGTTTTCAACAGTGTTGAGACGTACCTTGGCCCAGTTACGGCCCCATGGCGAGCTTTCGCCGTGGGTGGTGATGATCATATCGCCTACGGTCCTTGGCCGTACCTTAAACTGATTACGGGAAACCATCATGCTTTCGGTTCGAAAATTTCGTTGCCGAAGCACGGTTACTCGAAGGTTGCGGTGAAGTTCTGTGAGAAGATTCTTCTCCTTTCTCACCGTGATCTTACGATTCCCCCCTGGAAGATAAATTCTTCCACAGAATTATATAATAATTCTGTGTGGGTTGACTCGATTAAAGTCAGATTGCTGTCTCCACTGACAAAGTCGATGGATGCAGAGGATGACCGGAATACTGCCATTGGCAAGTCCGGCTCCTTTTCCAGGTCAATTGCCTGGCTCAATTCTGACTTTTTCCCATCCGATTGGTGTGATATGACATTGTCACGTTTCATGTATCGGATGTATCCCTATCTACCCTCTCCCATTGGGAAAGATGAAGCTCTCTTTTGGCAACTAAAGTTACCTAGCGAGCTTGGTGGGTTGGGTTTGAGGTTTAAGGGCGAGAAACTTTCTCATATCTTATTAAGATGTCCTTTACCTACTCGTGCCTTCGTTAAAGCTCTCGTTGATTCCCAATGGGGATCGGGAGAAGCTCCTTCGAGGGAGATTGTCCGTGCTTTCCGCAGACTTTGCACTGCAACGTCTGCTCGTGGTATTGCACAGGACACTATTACCGACGAGGTCCAAAAGATTCTTTTGGCCCAAACCCCCGCCACTATTAGTGGACTTAAGGCCAAGTACAACTTGTCCGGGGGTTACCGTTCGGTTTTGTCTAGTCTCCAGGCAAAGGGATATTATTCCTTTGATCGGGCTGCCGAGAGAATCTCTCGGTCCCGTATTTTCCTGGATGCTTTAGTTGGTGTAAAGCGTTCTTCGTACGCGACAGTGTCGTGGCGAAGCCGGTATTGGCACCTCTGGAAATTCCTTGAGGACCAAAACTTTGACATTACTAATGTCAACTTTACACAGTCTGATCTCGACTTTATCGATAGTATCGATATAGTAGAGATAATTCCCGTTGATTTTTACAACCTCTATGAGGCTGTGCCTGACCTCGCCATTCAAAATTTGAGTGTCGGGGGCTCCTCGATTCGAGGTGCGGCTTCCAATTTAGCATTGCTATTAGGAAAAAGTTCAGCGGGTGGTATGCTAGCATCTGCCGCGGTTCCTCTCATTGAGATGGTCACGCGGAAGCTACCTGACTTGAACCTGAGGCTCGATTTCCATGGAAACCGGGTCGCTCGGGTTAAGCCGGAGCCTGTCTTTCCTCAGGAAATTCCTGAGGAGGACCTCCAAGATATCTTGGGGATGCTTTGGCTTGACAACAGTCATTGACTGTTTCAAGCTAGGTAGAACTAGCTACAGGTCTTCACCCTGGGGTGGAGACCGCCAGGTTCTCCCTACGGC